AACTGATGGCTATCAACCTCCCAATCATTTCTGAGTGGAATCCCAAGGGCATAGACAAAGCGATTGCCGACTTCAAGAAACTTGAGACCAACGGCCAGAAAGCATCGTTTGCCATTAAGAAAGCAGCGGTCCCGGCAGGGCTCGCTATCGCAGCTCTTGGCGCTGTCGCTTTTGATGCTGTCAAAGCGTTCGCCGAAGATGAAGCCGCAGCCGAGAAACTCGGGTTAACACTTCAGAACGTTACTTACGCAACTGACGCCCAGATTGCCTCGGTTGAAAAGTTCATCACCAAAACTTCTAGGGCGGCTGCTGTCGCCGACGATGAACTTCGCCCGGCACTCGACAAACTAGTGCGAGGCACTGGCGATGTTGCTCAAGCCCAAGACCTGCTCACTCTTGCGCTGGACATTTCTGCGGGCACTGGGAAAGATTTGGGCGCTGTTGCTGACGCACTGTCAAAGGCTTACAACGGCAACTTTACAGCCCTTAAAAAACTAGATCCAGCACTGGCTTCGCTTATTGAGGAAGGCGCAGACGCTGACGAAGTTTTCGGTCGTCTTGCTGGCACGTTTAAGAATCAAGCCTCAACTGCAGCGAACACGACTTCAGGCAAGATGAAAAACTTGTCGATTCAGATGGGCGAGTTCAAGGAGTCAATTGGCGCAGCTGTTGCACCGTTAATTGAAAAAATGCTTCCAGCACTTTTGAAGTTCTCAACATTTGCCCAGGAAAACACAAAACTTATTGTCATTCTTGGAGCCGTGATTGGAACGTTTGCTTTAGCAATCATTGGTCTTAACGCAGGCCTTGCGATTTACAACACGATCCAAGCCTTGACACTTGCACTGAACACTGCACTGACAGCATCGTTCTCGGCTCTTTGGATCGCCACAGGTGTCGCAGTCATCATTGCCATCATCGCAGCACTGGTCGCGCTACAGGTCAAGTTTGACATCTTTGGCAAAACCGTCAACGCAGTTAAAACAATATTCACTGGACTATGGGATGTTGCCCGTTTTGTGTTCGGTGCAATTAAGCAAGGGTTCAGCGAACTCAAAGACCTAGGTGCTTCAATCTTTGACGGTATCGGTGGAGCGTTTAAAGGCGTAATCAACGCAGTCATATCTGGGCTAGAAGGCGGCCTCAACTTTGCAATTAAAGGCCTAAACATCATTCTTGACGGTATTGACGCCGCAGCTGGTCCGTTTATCAACTTCGGAACGATCCCAGATGTCAAGTTGCCTCGACTAGCTGAGGGGGGCATTACGACGGGCCCGATGATCGCCATGATTGGCGAAAAAGGGCCTGAAGCCGTTATCCCGTTAGACCGTGCCGGTGGCATGGGCTTTGGTGGCAACACGATTACGGTCAATGTCAACGGTGGCGACCCTGACGCAGTGGTGCGAGCAATCCAAAAATATGCTCGACAAAACGGTGCGATCCCATTACAGACCACGACAAGCGCAAGGTTCTAAGTGGCTATTACGACCGCTTTTACGATCACGATTGGCAACCTTGGCGCGTCGTATGACATTACGTCTCAAGTCATGTCGTTCAATGTGGACACGCAGGTTTCGTTGGCTGAGATCGGTACCAGTAAAGGCTCAATGTTAATAAAGAACTTTACGGGGTCTTTTACACCCGGCGGCGGTGGCACATATGGGTCGGTTGACTGGTTTAATCAGGCCGTACTTATTAACGGAACTACAACGGTCGGCGGTGTGCCTACCAGTTTTAAACTGTTTCACGGGATTGTTGACCAGTTCGCGTTGGACGACAACGGAATTAACTCGTATGTGACTATTTCGTTTATTGACGCTTTGACTGCTGGCGGTCGTTCCGCAACAGTTAACTCAAACTTTGGAAGTGGTGTCCTAGCATCAACAGCAATTGAAAACTTTTATGAGAACACGGGTGTATCTTCTCCTGCTCAAATGCCAACGCTTGGTGGCACTAACACTGGTTACGCGGTTACAACAAAACTTTTAACAGACAATTACATTGTTCAATGCACTACATCAAATGTTGGCAACAGTCTTAATTCGTCAATTTCTCTGATTATTGCCCCTGTCGGGCCGTCAATGTTGATCCCAACAACGATTACTTTGACTAGTCCTGTTTTTGGATATGAACTCGTTGATTACACAATGACTCGAAACGCCGCCAACAGGACAACTTTTCTTTTCAAAGACAAGACTGTTTCAGGCACCCAACTGCCTATTGGTAATCTTGTTACTGGTTACGACGAAGACCAACTTACAAATTATGTGACCATAACTGACCCAACGGGAAGCAGTACCGTTACAAGTTTTAACGCAACGTCCACAACTAAATATGGTCAACGCTTTAGGTCGTACACACAAGCGGGATCTAACGGTGTTGCAGATCAAACAAGTACAGTTAATTCGTGGATCAACCGTTTTGGCGAAATTGCTTTTGCACCTGAAGAACTGTCGTTTAGTTCTAAAATGGTTCAGTCTGCAGCTGCTGACGCCGCCGAACCGTTTTGGAACAAGATCCTTGACATTGAATCGGCTATGTGGCAACCAGTCCAGTTGACCTATACGCCGACCGGGTGCGCTCAACAAACCAAAATGTCGGTTATTGCTAGTCGTCGTATTTCGGCTACACCGTCGGACTGTCAAGTAACTTTAGGTTTGTTGCCCGCATACCAGTATCAGAGTTTTATTTTAAACGACACTTATTTAGGGATACTTGACAGTAGTCGAGTCGCATAAAGGAGAAACATTATGGCAGAGTTTGGAACCTTCACATCGGGCAGTGTTTTGACTGCGGCAGAATTAAATGCGGCGGGAGCTTGGACATCGTTTACGCCGTCTTGGGTGAACTTGACACCTGGCAACGGTGTGGTTTCGGCGGCATATTCAAAGTTTAATAAGATCCTTTTTGTGCGTGTGAAGTTGACCTGGGGTACGACTACAAGTTGTACTGACCCTGTACGAATGACTTTGCCAGCGTCACTAACACAGGACACCGGTTCTCAAGAAATTGTTGGTTTTGGACAATACACAGACACAGGTGTTGCGTCATACGTTGGTCAAATAACTGTGTTTTCTTCAACCGTTGTTGGTTTAGGTGTTATGAACTCTGCAGGAACGTACACGGCCGCAAACAATGTGAACAACACTCGACCACACACTTTTGGAAATACTGACATTATGGCTTTTGAATTTACGACACGATTGGCTTAACAATGATTACAGCAACATGCAAAAACCCAGACTGCTCACAGTTTGACATCCCATACAACTTTTACGGCAACCCTGTAGAAGTCCAATGCGGCGAATGTGGTATCGACTGCGAACTGACCGACCCTCAACCCGACCCGACCCCACCCGAACCGATCAAGCCATGAAAACTCTTGCCGTGATCGCAGCTCTCGCCGTCGTCCTCATGTTCGTCGTTACAGGGTGTAGCGACCGCACTCGACACACCTGCGAAACCAAACCCGAAGCACCCAGATGTGACACCTCAATAGGAGCTACAACACCATGAAAAAACTGTCAAACTCTGAGATCAAGGCCCGACTCATATTTGTTGTCGGCATCACTTTGTCGTTCGTGTTTGGAATCTCAATGCTAGGAATTTTGTACGGCGTGCTATTTGTCGTACAACCGCTCGAACCATCACCCACAGACCAAGAATTCCTCAGCATCCTAAACCCAGCATTTATGGCACTTTTGGGACTTTTGGGCGGAGTCCTCGCAAGTAACGGGCTTCGTGACAAACAGGAAAAGGACAGAGATGACAGTTAGACCGTACACAGGAAATCAAGACGGCAACCATCCGACACCACGCGCCGGCACAAAGCGATTTGTTGAGTTTTGTGAGTACTTGTTCGGCGTCAAGAACATTGGCATCTATGCAAACCGACCGATGCGCTCAGGCCCGCAGCTGTCCGTCCACGCAACGTGGCGAGCAACTGACCTTAAAGGCACCAAAGCCCAACGCAAAGCCCTAGTCGAATTCTTGTATCAGCATCGCGACCTATTGAACATTGAAGAAATCCATAGTTACGACGGGACAGGCGTGCCGTTCCCTACTGACAAATGGGGCGCTGGCTACCGATGCTCACGCGACAACTGGCTTAAATGGACGATCTCACGCAACGGAGGCACACCCGGTGCAGACTGGACTCATGTAGAGATCTCGCCGCTTATGGCCGACAACCCGAAACTGGTTGAGGACGCGTTCGCCCAGATATTTGCTCAATGACTTGACATTCGGTTTGGGAGTCGGTCAAATGACTGGCAACCAAGTGCGTCCCGTGATAGCGGGACCCCGACCGCAGGAGGAAAGCAATGCAACAATCCCTTTTTGACGTTCTCGAAGTTCCAGCCGAGAAACTCAAATATGAAGCCTTCAAAGAGGCGAACCCGTGGGTCATTGAACGACTCACCAAAATGTGTTACGCGTTGTACAACAACGGCCACAACCATTACGGCATTGGCGCACTCGTAGAAGTCCTACGCTTCCAGCACTCAACCACTTACGACCCAAACAGTGAGTTCAAATTTAACAACAATTATCGCGCCTATCTGGCCCGAGAAATTATGCAAAACAACCCCATGCTTGACGGCTTTTTCTCAACTAGAAAATCTGTCGCAGACCAAACAGAGGACTACTAAATGAATCTTAAACGACTAGCCATTATCAGTATTACAACCTATGCCCTTTGTGCTTTATGGGCGATCACAGGCGTACAGGGCGACGCAGAGACCCTTCAGAGTCCGTCTGTGCCCTCCACGGTTACGCTCGGGATGTTGACACCCCAACAACTGGAGGAACGCGCTGAGGAACTCACAGCAACAACGACCACAACGACGACTAGCACCACTAGCCCCGTCCCGTTCACTCGACTAGCCGACTTTGACCCGGACACCAAATGCCAAGAATGGTTTCAGACTGCGATCACGGTCGGCTGGCCGAACAACACTGAGACATTAGAGAAATTAGGTCGTCTGCTTTGGAAAGAAACCCGATGCCTCAACGTCAGTTACACGCACCCATCGTTTAACGGACACGACCACGGTGTCGCCCAAATCAACCAGATACACCGAAAATATGTTGAGCAACTTTTTGACATGCCAATGGAAGAATCCATGAGCGACCCAACCCGAAACCTTAGGTTCGCTTACCTGCTTTATTCCGATATCGCTGAGACAGGCGGTTGTGGATGGAAACCTTGGCGACTGTGCTAGACCGCTGGTGGGATTACGCAGCTTGTCGAGGCATGGACCTCAACCTGTTCATCTTTGAACCAGGCGAACGGTACTCACGCAAAAAAATTGCTGAAGCAAAAGCCGTTTGCGCGACCTGCATTGTTCGGCCGTCTTGCCTAGCCGAATCCCTCAAATATTCCACAACTCAACTTGAGTGCTACGGCATTTGGGGGGGTCTCACATGGAAAGAACGACGCCAACTACAATCCGACACAAACCCAGCCACACCGCTGGTCTATCGTGACGGAAAATACCGACAAATTAAGGAGCCCCGACCATGAACCAACAGTTAGCGGACATGACCGCCGCGATCGCTAAAGCTGAGATTGCTATGAAAGCAGCCGCTTGGCAGTTAGAAGCTCAAAAGACAGATATTGAGATGTTGC